ATTATAGCCCCGTCAGGAGAAAAGCTAACAGTGAATGTTGGTTTTGGGGTTGACTTTTTTCTCCCTTTCTTCTGATTATAGAAAAGTTCAAATCGACGAATTTTATTATTTAACAACACTAATGAAAATTTCTTATCAAGATTTTGAAAGAATGCCCTTGTTTGTGAGAAAATACTTACTAGATAAGTGGATAGAAGATAACCAAAAAACTTAAAAAAAATTTTTTAATCTATTTATATTTAAGAAATAAACCAATCTTTGTTGGTTTGTTAGTTCACACGTAAACTAAAAAAAAATATAATAACAAAAATAGATGTCAGAAGGAAATGAAGGTTCTATAGAGCAAGTTAAAAAAAGTATTGAAAGTTTAGGTTCTCCAATTGAAAAAATTATTGATGCCATAGGCGGCATGTATAAGCAGGCTGACATCCTTAATCAAGCATTTTTAGAAGGTAGAACCAGAATGGATGAAATGGCCGATGCCGTTTCAAAATCTGCTGCAGGAGTTATTCGTTTAGGTGGTTCAATAACTGATGTTGGTACAACTATGCAAGATATTGCCGCAGGGGCAAGACGAAATGTTATTGCAACTGAAGAACAAGTTAAAAAATTATTTGCGGCATCTAGTGTATTAGGAACTAGCACAGAAACTTTAGTTAATAATTTTGCGGAAGTTGGGTATGAAACTTCTCAAATTGGTGTTAATTTAGAAGGTTCTATTCAATATATTCAAAGTCTTGGTTTAAATGCGAAAGATGTTATGGGCGATGTTAATACTAACATGAAGAACATGAATAAATACAATTTTGCAGATGGTGTTGTTGGGTTGGCTAAAATGGCGGCACAAGCGTCAATGTTACGGTTTGATATGTCAGATACCTTTAGTTTCGCAGAAAAAGTAATGAACCCTGAACAGGCAATTAATATGGCGGCAGGACTCCAAAGGTTAGGTCTTGCTGTTGGTCAATTAGGTGACCCATTTGCATTAATGAATGATGCAATCAATGACCCAGGAGCATTACAAGATAGTTTAATTAAGGCAACAAAACAGTTTGTTCAATTTGATGAAAAAACAAAATCATTTAAAATAAACCCACAAGGAATGTTAACTTTGAGGGAAATGGCAACAGAAACTGGAATTTCTTATGATAATTTAGCAAAAAGTGCTTTGGCCGCTGTAGATTTAGATAAAAGACTTTCGTTCATTAATCCAGCGTTAAATTTTGACAAACCTGAAGATAAAGAATTGTTGGCAAATATGGCAACAATGGGAGAGGGTGGAGAATACATTGTACAACTTAAAAATGATAAGACGGGGGAAGTTGATAAAATTAAGTTAAGTGAAATTACAAATGAAGAACTTAAAGCTTTAAGAAAACAACAAGATGAAAAACCTAAGACCTTAGAAGAAATTCAAATAAGTCAGTTGGATGTATTAGAAAATATTCAGGCAGCAATTGAAGGAACTGCCGCCAAAGGAACTTATGGTGTTGCCGGCGCATCCGTTGTACGAGGTAATATTGTTGGAGCGGAAAGAATAACAAATGCCCTTGCAAATTCTGTCGATAAAAATGTTCCTGAAAGTGAGGCAATAACTGACAAAATTAATAAAGCAGTAGATAAAATGAGTGGATTATTTATTGCAAAAGACGCAGGTAAACTAACTAACGATGAATTTGCAAAACAATTAGAAACCCTCCAAAGTACTATAGTAAATGATGCAAATAGTTTAGGTGAAAAAGGAATTGAAGCTTTTAAAAATATTCTTTCTGATGCAAATAAAAAAGTAACAGGTAGCAGTGGTATTGAAAAAGAATTTAAAAAGTTTGCTTCTGAGATTTTAACCGCAACAGGGACTCCACTAAGCGAAGCTGATAAAGCTAAAACAAAAATCAAAGACAAAGAACCCAACAAAACGATAGACGATAAAACATTAGGGCTTTCAGATGTATTCGGAAATAAAACAAAACAAATTCAGGAAAATTTAAATAATAAAGGTTCAAGTAGTCAAAATTTAAATACCAATAGTAAAGTTGATTTTGGAGAATTTAAAATCACAATTCAAACACCACCAGGAACAACTTTAACTCAACAACAATTAAATGATATATTCAATAACGATAAATTTAAACAATATGTTGTTAACCTTACAAAACAAAATTCTTCGGAAAATAAAGGGTCTGGAGTTTTATCATACTAACGAGAAAACATTTAATTAACAATTAAAAAATACAAACTAACCTATTTATATAATAAAGATATTGATGGGTAGCCCGTTAGATTTTGTAAATAGTGAGGGATTTAGACAAAAATTAATTCCTAGAAATTTAGCTCCATACGCTAAATCACCTAGTCCTGCCACCCCACCTATTAATTTTGAGGTTATTCAATCAAATTATTCTGTTGTTGATAGTCCCGATTATTTAATTGATACCCCATACTTTGCCAATTCAAGTTATCCACTTAACAAGTGGGGAGCTGAAGGAGGATATCACCAAGCTCCCGATGTTAGTGGAAATTTAAATACCCTTTCAAATCAAGGAGAATATGGGCCAGGACAACAAGATGCTCATATTGTTGATTCCGGATTTGCCGCAACTCAAATATGGAGACCGTTAAATGGGTACTCAAGTAATAATAATTTTGACGCTGGAGAGGCAATAACAGCCTTAAACACTTTTTTACCTGACCAAAGACAATCAAATGGACAACCTTATTTTAAATTTGTTCCTTCGTCCTATCGACCACTCTCAATCTTATTAGATAATGACCCACAAGGTAGTAATGGTTTATTGAGCGATGACTCATTTATTGCTAGATTAGGGGCAAAAACTTTAAAAAAAGAATTTGAAGACCGTATTGGTCGAGAACTATTAAGACAAACTCTTGGACATGCTAACATATTAAATATTAATAGTGGTAGTAACCTTGTTAATATTTTAAGTGGTCAAATACCCTTAATAGAACCAAACTATACAATTACCGTATCGTCAAATCCATTAGCGGTTGCTGCAAATTTTGCGGTTAGTCTTGGTGGAGTTACTGCACCATTTTCAATAATACCGGGTTCTTATTTTGACACTAGTATAAATCCACCGCAACCAACAACAATAGCTCAATCTTTGTTAGCAAATCCAATTGCTGCGGTAGGTAATTTTGTTAGTAACTTATTAGGTGCAAATAAAACAGGAACTCAAATATTTTACAACAATACAGGTGCAGGTCAAAAATCTATTTTATGGAAAAACCTTAATTTTAATAAGTTTAAACCAAATTATGATAAGAGTTTATTAGATACTTTAGGTGGTGCACTCGTTGGAACTAGTACAAACACTTCAAATTTTTATGTTGGAAGTACATCTTCAGACCCATCAAGAGTATTTTCACCATCAGGGGCACTACCAAATGATGCATTTGGTAATGAACAACAAGACCCTGTTTATGGCCCATCTGAGTTAGCTCAATTGTATGAAGGTCCAAGTAACGAAATTCGTTTAGGTGCTAACGGACCAACATATAGTAATGGAGGAGGTATTGAAGGTGGATTTACTTGGGTGTCACCAAAATATAAAGATAATGCGGGTAAACATGTTGGTGTTGGAGGAGAAGTAACAAATCAAGATTCTGATTTTAAACCATCATCTTATAATTCAACCCAATCAACTGAAAGGACTTTTAAAGAAGGTTCTATACTTGATAAGACACAAAGAATTATTGATAGCCAACCAAAAGGTGGTAAAAGATTACAACATGCTGGTAATGCGATTGACCAAGTTAGTAAAGTATTCAATGATGGATATAAAGAAATGACTAAAGGTTCAAGAGTTTTATCATATGTTGGAGCAATTGGACAAGAAGTTGGAACTGAATATTGTAGAGTATTTACAAAAGATACTCCATACCTTCAGTATAATGACCTTCAAAAAACAGACGGTATTACAACTGAAGGAAGACGATTTTCTTATTCTGTGTTAGATAAGACATATAATCTTAACATTGCACCTAACAAACAAGAAGGGGGTAAAGACTCAACAAATATTATTGGTTCACTAAATAATGCTTATGCTAAAAAATATATGTTCTCATTAGAGAACTTGGCGTGGGCAACATCAAACAGTCCAGGTCTTGCGGTTTCTGACTTGGCGGTATGTGAACGAGGGCCTAATGGAGGTAGAGTTATGTGGTTTCCACCATATAATTTAGTATTTAGTGAGTCAGTTCAAGCAAGTTGGCAATCAAATGATTTTATTGGAAGACCTGAACCAATTTATACTTACAAAAATACAAGTAGAACTGGTAGTTTAACTTGGGATATTGTTGTTGACCACCCATCTGTGTTAAACATTATTGTTAATAAAGTTATGGCCAACGAAACCAACAAAACAAGAATTGATAGTATTTTGGATTCATTCTTTGCTGGATGTAGAAAATACGATTTATATGAATTGGCTAAAAAATATGCAACAATAAATCCAAATGATTTATTTCAAATGCAACAAGCAATTACATCTAAAGAAATTACAAAAGAACAGATGGAATATGTTGTTAGTACAATTACTGTAGAGAGTCCAATTGCCAGTAGTAATGGTGGTGGTGCAACTAGTGCTAGTACTCCAATTATTGGTAATACCGAATATTTTATGAACAAATATAATCAAATCGGGTTTTATTTTGGTAATGATTTTCCTAAACCAGATACCTCACCAAATTATACCGAAGAATACAATAGATACACAAGTGCAACAAACAAAAATTTATATGCGAGTAAATCAAACGGAGCTCAGTTAACCCAAACTTTTGATACAATGGTAACACCAAACTATGAAATTGCTAAACAAATGGCAATTGATGTTGCCGAACAAATTAAAAATAGTGAGGCTGGTACAGTAACAATTAGAATTAATTCAAGTTGTTCCGCTCCTGCAACTGTTGGTTATAATGATGAGTTATCGGTTAGAAGAATTAATTCAGTTATTAAATTTTTTGCAGAAAATCCGGCAACAAAAGATTATATTACACAAAGAAGATTAATGGTGGTCGCTGGAACCGCAAGTGGTGAAGTAACAAGCTCAACCCCAATGGTCTCAAGCACCAATGTTGCACCATACACTTTACCATTTTCACCTGGAAATTCTGTAAACTGTACTGATACAAATCTAAATGCTGCGGGTGGAGACACAATGTCATCAACCGCAGTTTTTACATCAAATGCCATGGCTTGTCGGAGAGCATTTATTGCTGATATAAGTTCAACTCTAACCGCTCCTCCACCTGCTCCTCCAATAATTGTTGAGAATCCAAGAGAAACAAGAACAGTTGTTACCGGTAATGTTGTAACAACAACAGAAAAGGTTAATAGTGTGGAAAATGTTCCAGTTCAAAAAGATAATATTAGTAAAAGAGTGTTAAGAGCATTACTATCTGAATGTGATTATTTTGAAGTTATGAAAGAAGAAACTCCTATGGTTTATGACAATCTTAAAGATAAATTAAAATTTTTTCAACCGGCATTTCATTCAACAACACCTGAAGGTCTTAATACAAGGTTAACTTTTTTACAACAATGTATGAGACCTGGTGATACAATACCCGTAGTTAAAGGTGATGACTCAGGGGGTAAACCAATCTTAGAATATAATAATGCTACCAATACGGCTTTTGGGGCGCCACCAGTACTAGTATTAAGGGTTGGTGATTTTTATAACACTAAGATTATACCAACAAGTTTAAGTCTTGCATATGAAAATTTAGACATTAATCCTGAAGGTATTGGTATTCAACCTATGATTGCAAAAGTAACAATGGCATTTAATTTTGTTGGTGGTAGCGGATTAAAAGAATCCGTAGATAAACTACAAAATGCTTTAACGTTTAATTATTATGCTAACACTGAAATTTATGATGATAGAGCGGATTCAACAGATTTAAGTTATAAAGTCATTGACAAAGACTTTATACAATCGTCAGCTTTAAGTAACGTTCCACCACCAACAATTAATGACGCTAAACCTAATGACGCATTAAGTAATGAATCAACTATTGGTACTATTATAACAAATAATATTAGTGAATCGGGACAAACGGGTAGCATTAGTTATGAAACATTTATGGATAAGCTTGTGGGTGAAACTCAAAACTATTTTAATACTGTTGTTAGTAAAAATAAAGAAGTGACAACTCAATATAATAATGCACTACGACAACAATGGATGTTAGAAAGAAATTATACTAAAGGTGATATGACTGTTGGCACTGGGGATGGTATCTATACGGAGAAAAAGGTTGATTTATTTGGTAAACCATATAATACTGATAAAAGAATTAATGAAATAATCTCAGATTTAATTAAGGAAATTACATCAGACAACGACCCATTCATGCAATTTATAAGCAACCCTTCTAAAAATTTCTCATCAAGATTAGTTAAACAAGTTAAAGAAAATTATGTTAATGTTGTTAATACTAAAAAGGGGTCATATCAAAACGCGTTAACGACTATTATTCAGACTACTGTTGGAGTTCAACAAAATTATATTGGATATCTGGCCAGAGCAAATACAGTCCTTTATAAGTCTATTCCTACTATTTCAGGAACTGACGGCTCACAACAAAAAAATGGTAATGTTAGGTCGTTTATATTGTTTCCAACAACTGAGGTTAATTCAAGTTCACAAGGTTCAACTGATACATTATCGGAGTTTTTAATTGATGTCACAAAAATTAGTGACAATATTAAAGAATTTAATGGTATAGTTTTCAATGAAACTAATTTTCAATTTTCAGGTATAAATTATAAAGGTACTTTAGTTTTTCCGGTAGATACTCCTTATACATTTCCTGGAAACGAAAAAGTTTTTGTACCTTTTAGTACAAATCAATCATACATTAATTTAAGTCCTACTTCAACATTTCAAAATACAACATTTAAAATGGTTTACATGATTATTTCTGATGATGTTGTTGACGCAAAAAAATATGAAACTTTTAAAACTGCAATGATTGGTAATATACTTGGTAACGCTGGAATTATTGGAAACGGTGCAGATAATTTAAGTGAAGTTTTTGATGCTTATTGGGATAAAATAGCAAAACCGTTATTTATTGAAGAAAATAAAATAACTGAAGCGTTTATTTCATACATGGAAAAAGAAAAATTAGAACCCTTTTTGAAATATACACCATTCCCAAGTAAAAAAAGAATTTTTACTTATACAACGGAAGGTGCCGGAAGTGATGGGCAAGTTAAACTAATAAAATCATTAGGAGCAACACAAAACCAAAATACAAATAATCAAACATGGAACGACGTTGATGGTGCGTCGTTATTCATATCAAAAGTAAACTTTAATTAATGGCCTATCAATATTGGAATAGATATAGCGATTTTCTTATAAATGGAGAACAAACTACTGTGCCTTTTGTAAAAATACCACAAAAACCTACAGATAACGCTTACATATATAAGGTAGCTAGAAGTAGATTAGATGTTATTTCTCAAGAATATTATAACTCACCATATTTTGGTTGGTTAATATTACAAGCAAATCCACAATTTGGTGGATTAGAAAACAATATATATGATGGTGCGGTATTGATTATTCCTTATCCTCTACTACCTTCATTACAAGATTATAAATCAGCTTTAGACAATTATTTTTATTATTATGGCAGGTAATACACCAGGGGACAATAGCGGAAATATATATACAGAATTTGAATATAATAATATTATTGTTGTAGACCCAAATAAAACTATTGATGCGTTTGGTAATATTAGGGAAAGATTGGTTGACCATGAAAAATTGGTTATGTTTGCCAACCTTGAAGCCGAAGTTGTACCAAGAACCAAACTATCAATTGGCGGAAGTCCCGAAGATAGGATTAGAACTATTTCTGTTGCAAAGATTAATTTTTTAAAACCAACAAAAGGAACATCACTTACTTCTAGTTACTATGATGAGTTAACTGGTAAAAATTCAAGTACTGGGTCAGGAGAAAATCAAATAAGAGAAAAAACTATAACCCCAAATGACGGAACTAAACCATACCAAACCGCTGTTATCAATAACCCTGGTAATACGTCAACAGATAACGGACTATTAGGTATTACAAGTATTAGGGTAACAACAAATACTTCTTTTGTTCCAACAGTATCAATTGAATTAGAAGATATACAAGGAAGAGCTCTGTTTCAGTTAGGAGATAATTCACCTTATGCCGCGTTTTTTAATTTACCTTATTGCCCTTTTTATTTAACCCTTAAAGGTTTTTATGGTAAGGCAATTAGATACCAATTAAATTTAAAAACATTTAATGCCAGATTTAATTCTTTTAGTGGGAATTATCAAATAACTTTAGAATTTGTTGGATATAAGTTTAATATTTTAAACGAAATATCCATGGGTAGTTTATTGGCAACCCCACACATGTACAGTACTAGATTTGATATTTCCAACTCATCTCCTAATAATACAGATAATGTCGTGACTCAAATTGTTAGTGAAAAAGGATATCAAAAAATTAGAGAAGTTTATAGTGAATATAAAGCAAAAGGATTAATTGCTCCTGATTTTCCGGAATTAACATTTGCGGAATTAATTGCTAGTTTAACAAATTTTGAAAAAAACATTATTAATACTTACACTAAAGTAGATGTCCAACCATTAACTGATATTAGAGCATATAAAGAAACTTTAAAAAACTATTATAATGAAATCTATGGGGCGACAACTTCTTGGTATAATACTTACATAAATCCAAAACCAATAGTTTTAAATAATAAAACTTTGGTTTACGCTTTAAAGGAAGAAATATTAAAAGACCCGGTAAAAGAACTAAAAGCCAAAACACTTTTAAGTGGTTATACAATTGAATATAATAAATTATTGGAATCTAATCAAACATTAGGTAAAACAGGTAAATCGCCGATTAAAAATGCGATTAATTACAACTCAATGTTAATTAATCTTACCCTTATTGATATTAATTTAGAAAAAACAACGATAGAACAAACAGGTAAGTTATTACCAACAACCGCTGATACCAAAACTATTAAAGAGTATTTGGAAAAGATATTAGGACCAGAAAACGAAGTACCAAAAAATTCACCCGAACTCATACCAATTAATACTATAATAAGACCATTATTTATTTTTAAAGAACAAAACGTTTCAAATTCATCTCCACCAAGATTTGAAAATTTAATTTCTCAGATTGAGGTAGACGTTAGTCAAAAACTTACTGAATATGAAACAAAATTAACTGCCGATTTTGCAAAAAAAATTGAGGACACAAAATTAGGTATTGGGTTCAGTCCTACCGTTAGGAATATTTGTGCGGTTGTTATGGCGTCCGCCGAGGCGTTTATTAGATTACTTGATGAAGTACATACAAATGCGTGGAACGTTAAATATGACCCAGTAAGACAACTTGCAATTTTAGAAAACCCTTCTTCAGTTCAAGGTAGTGATACGCAAGATAATCTTAAAATGACTAATGAAGCCAAAAACGAAAATCAAGGATTATCAACAAGTCAAATACCAGTATATCCTTGGCCGCAATTTTTTGTTGAAACTCCTGAAGATAAAAAAGGAAGATTCCAATTAAAATATCTTGCAGACCCTTCTGTTGTTGATATAACGCAAGGATGGAATTATTCAAAATGGCCCGAAGTTCAATTTGTTGAAGAATATATGAAAGGATTAACTCAAAAATTTAATCCTCCAAGTCCTCAATCCGATATTGATAGTCAGTCAACAACAAATATTATTAATATTAATGCTATTGAATATCCATCAAATGGTATCGCGTATGTTAATAAAGAAGAAATTAAATTTTTTTATGAAATATGGGAAAGACAGTTCTTAACCTCAAATTATTCTGGATTTATTAGGGCAAATGGAAATCAACTAAACCAACTAATTGATTTAGTTTCAAATTCTGAAACAAATAATATTATAACTAGTTTAGGTGTTAGTTCTCCATTTTTAAGTTTAAAATTAAAAAATTATGACTTAACTGCAGAAAAATATGAAAGTTTCTTGAACACCATATCAAATCAAGGAACTGGTAGGTCATATCAAGAATTTATTAGGGATATATATGTTACCCCATATATTAAAAATATTACCGAAAATTCTTTCAATATTATTAATATAAATGAATTAGGTAAGTCACCAAAAAATAGTATTAAATTAGAATTATTAGAACAATTAGTTAAAAATGCCAGTAACACGCCAATGATTATTGACACTTATCCGTTTACAAATTCAACATGGGTAAAAAATAATATGAGTCTTAGTGATAAATCAGAAGGTTTTGAGGTTTATAAAACAAATGAAAGTTTAAAAGTCTTCCAAGACAGAAATGTAATTTCAAATTTTAGTAGTGTGTATGATTATACTACTAACAGACCTGTTACAAATTTTTCATATTTAAATGTTAGTAATCCAATAAATGAGATTAACGCAACAAATTTAAAAACATTTCTTGACACAAGAAAAAATCCTGACATTTTTATACCAACAGAAGGTTATGTTAATCATTTTAGACCTGCAACAAATTTAACTACCGAAACGACTACCACAATATTAAACACACCTTACTTTATAAACGCAATTCAAAATGGTGTTTATAGTTGGAGACAAAAAGATAAATACCCCTACATTCAAGCGGCATATCTTTTTATAAATTCATTGCCGTTGGCGTCTTTAAGGGAACGATATAAAACATACGGTTCACCAAATGACTTAGATTATATCGCATCTTGTTTTAAAAAATTTGGAGCTATTCATAAAATGCCATATGCTTGGATTTTAAAAATGGGTTCTTTATGGTATCGTTATAAAACATATAAAATAACTGGAATTGATTTTATTGATACCGCTTGGGACAATTTTGACCCTAAAATTAATTTTGACCCAATAACTAGTTCAGACACTAAAACATATAAATTTGAATTTGATGGAGTAAAAAACATATCATTAGTAAACAGTGAATCAAAAATGCAAGTAGGGTTTTACCCAAAGGTAATTAACGACTTTAATGTTTTTTATAATAGTTATGATTTATATAGTGGATATACCGATTCTGAAATACAAACAAGTGTTAATGGTGGTATGAAAGTTTATAATTTTCCTGAATCAAATATTAATCCAAGTTCCTCAGTTTCAAATCTTCTTGGTGGGACAACTAATACATCGTCTATCCAAACTTGGTCGGTTATTTTACCTAATAATGTAATGGATTTTGAGGCGTTATCAGGAAATTGTTCACCAAATACAAACACAAGTAGTCCTAAATATTTTATTGTGCCTTCATTTGGTTCTCAAATAAATCAAGTTAATACTGAGTGTTTAATAAACAATGTTCAAATTTTACCATTCTCAAATGACCCGTCAATCTATAATGGTTCTGTTAGATTACTATGGGCGGCACCAAACTACGGTTATTTTAATAATCTTCAAGTGGTTAAACCACAACCCGATTCATACATTAACGAAATTTTAACTGGTAATACAAAACAATCATCATTTAAATTATTATTGGAAAATAACTATTCAAATATTGAAGAAATATTTTCGGTTTTTGATAAAGGAATTTTAGATAAATTCGAACAAGAATTTTTAAATTTTTCTAAACCTATTTCAGACATTGATTTAGGACCACAAGCTAATGTACCTATTAATACTTCACCTGTTGATAACAACGCAATTTTTAAAAACTTTCAGTATTTGTTTAGAAGTTTAATGTCAGTTAATTCAAATAGCGAATTAACCAATACAGAATATTTTAATACACTTGGTAATTCACAATTAATTTCATTTTCAAATACAATTAAATCATTCTTAGAATATGATGTTATTTTAAAATATGGTAATCCGGCAAATTATAAACGAAGAATTGTTGACTCGTTTTTAGCATCTAATGGTGGAAACAACGCAATTGTAGACCCAATACCTTTTAATTTATATGTCAACAATACATTACCATCAGCAAACGGAACAATTACTTTGGCACAATCCCAAGCAACATATCCTGAGGCTTGGTTGGCTTTAGAAACTGAAGTAGGGTTTTCGACAATTACAAATTTAAAATATACAAACCAAGGTTCTTATATTACAGATTTTTTTATTGATAATAAAATTGAATTTTCAGTAGATAATATTACATTGTGTTCGCAACTCATTAAACAATATGCAACTCAAAAATTATATACCCCAACAATAACTAGTTCAGAATTTAAAGGTAGACTTCAAGATTATTTACAAGGAACAAATACAATTCAAAATATTTTTTTAAATCAAATACTAACAAAGGTTAGAGCTGAATTACCAAACCAACAACAGTTACCTGAGAAAAAAATAGAAAGTGTGATTGACGGTCAACAAAGTAAAGTTGAAAATTATGAAGTGTTTAAAGCTTTAAATGATAAATGGATTGCTGGTGGAGATTTTACAAATAAAACTTTATTTGAAGATTTTTTATTTTTGGATAGAGCATCAAGAAATGTTGGTGATATTATTCTTGTTGATATTTTTGATTTAAAAAATACTTTAAAAGAGAGTTCTATTAATATGGAAATGAGTGTATTCACATTTCTTAGTGGAATATTAATTAAGAATAAATTTAATGTAATGCCATTGCCAGCATATGTTAATTTTTATAATGTACAAGATGCGGACGGGACTACAATATCTCAAAGTGCTGAAGGTTCTTTAGAGTTTGCCGATAATATGTGGGGAACGTTTTTAGATGTTGATTATAGAAAATCAGGTCCAAAATTAGTTTGTTTTTATGCCGGACTCCCCTCAGCTTATTTAGATTTACCAAAAGGTAATTCTAGATTTAGAGACGATGCTTTTGATTTAAAACGGGCAAATAACCCGTTAATTGAAAATCAAGTTGGTAAAAAGGATTGGGCACTGTCAAATAAATGTGTTGGATTTAATGTTGACATTGGAACAAGAAATCAAAATATATTTTATTCTTTTAATGTTTCTATGGATAGTGGTAAAGCAACTTCAGAAACAATTCAAACTCAGTTGAACATGGTTAACCAAGCAAATGGTAAAACTGTTGCAACTCAAAATAATGGTTTATATAATTTATATAAACAAAGAAGTTACCAATGCCAAGTTGTTTGTTTGGGAAATGCATTATTACAACCAACAATGTATTTTAATCTTAGACATGTTCCAATGTTTAATGGACCTTACTTAATTACTGATGTTACTCATACTATTGGTTCGGGAGAATTTATTACAGCATTTACCGGAGTTAGACAAGGAGTTTTTGATTTACCTTCAATTGACAACTTTTTACAAAGTATTAATCAAAATCTTTTAACCCAAATTGAAAGTATTATTTTAACAAATAAAGATAACGTTCCAGATAAACCATTAACTAACATTAATAAAACGGCATTGTTGTCTCAAAATGGTGATAATGTTGCTGCGGCAGCAAATTCTTGTACTAATAATTTAAGTGATAATTATGTAACTTGGGGTGATTTTGTTGAATCTATAACAACAGGATTATCACCTTTACAGTTTGCAAACGCAATAACCGCCAAAGTAACTAATACTGAGTTACAAACTACAATTTATTTGTTATGTTATGTCTTAACTTTTAATAAAGATAAATTTTATGGGTATAATAATAATTTTGCAAATGTTCCATTAAGTACAAATTGGGGGGCTAGTTCTATTTATTTTGTTCAAAAACAATCATCTTGTGTTAAAATTCCTAATTCCTTAGGGGGATTAGTCTCACAACCTATTGCTAATTTTACAAATCTTGATAAATTTTTAGATTTTATGGTTGCAAGATTAACACCAAATATTAAAAGAATTTATTATGGAGAAAACGGTAATGCTCCTTTAGGTCTTTTAAAATACTACGTTTGTTATTGGAAACCACCAACGGCAGAAAACCAAAACATTCCAGAATCTTATTTTGACGAAAATCAAGATGAGTTTACAAAATTATATGATACTTTTGAAGATGCTTACAAATCAGCAATACTAGTACAATTAGATTTTGAATCTGTAAAAAAAGCATATGATGCGGTTAAGCGTCAAACCCAACAAATTGTAAACCCTAATACAACAAATACAACTAATAATCTTAATACAACAACATTACCACTACCAACTTGTTTTCCACCAACTATCACATCATTTTCACCATTAACGGGTGTTACTGGAACAATATTGAATATTACAGGTACTGATTTAGGTACGGTAACCGCTGTGACAATAAATAATGTAACAACTACAACTGGAATTACTATTAATAGTGGTGTGAATATTGTGGTATTAATTCCATTTAGTAATACACCAATACCTCAAGATAATACAATTACATTAAGTGGTGTTCATGGTATTGGAACAAGTACTACAATCTTTACATATAATCCATTACAAACATCTGCCGCACCACCAACAGTTGCACCAAATCTTCCGTCAAATGTTAATACAAATTCACAACAAACTGGTCCGATACCTATGATTGGACAAACTCAAAATGGTGTTACATTTATTGGAAATGCGTCAGTTAATGTTGATATTAATCCTGTTCTTATTGGTACTTATACTTTCTTACCTACTAACAATTATCCTAACATGAGATTTAAGGTTACTCAAGAAAACGTCGTGAATGATTCAACAATAACATCTACCGTATATGAAAGTAATATTATTGGTTTAGGCGATACTTACTTAACTTCAAATAACTTCTATATGAATCAAGCCAACATATTAAGTGTCATTACTACTAATTGGCAAACACCACCATCAAATTGTAATATTATTTGTGACTTTACATTATTTGCTAGGTCTTTAGTGTCTGGTCAACTATCAACTTACACTTTCAAACTGAATATACAATTATAATTTAACAAATAACGATATATTTATATATAAAGATAATTATGGACATTAAAACAACATTAGACAACTACCTTGGTAAATCTACAAGATTTTCACAAGAAGATAACGGAGACGGAACTAAACAAGTTTGTGATTTAGATACGGGAGATTGTTATACCGTAAGAGAAAAAGATGGTCTTATTGAAAGAGCCGGACACCAAACAACCGCCAATAGAAAAGTTAGAGTTGAAACATCTAAAGGTATAAAACAATTATTAAACGGATAATATAATGAGTATAGATAAAAAGATATTAAGCGAAATTCAACGATACAGAAGTATCAATAATTATATTTTGGAACAAGAAGCGGTTCCACCGCCTGTTGACGCAGCGTTACCTCCTGAAGGGGAAGCTCCACCTCCACCAGCAGCAGGTGAGGCACCCGCCGAGGCACCCGCCGAACCAATTGATGTTGAAAATGACCCTGACGTTGAAAAAATTGATGACGAGGGAGAATCAGAAGAAAAAGATAAAGATAGTGAGGGTAGTGAAGAACTTGATATTACTGATTTAGTTACCGCTCAAAAAGATATTCAGTCAAAACAAGATGATTATTTTGACAACTTATTTGGACAATTAGGTAAATTGGAATCAAGATTAGGTGAGATGGATGCAATTATGAACAAGTTAAATGCTCTTGAAAATAAAATTGAGAAATACAGAGAAAAAACTCCACAAGAAAAATTGGAACTAAGAAGTTATGACTCATATCCATTCAACCAAAAATTATCACAATTCTTTGATGATAAAACTGATGAGATGGAAAAAACAGGAAAAAATGAATATGTTTTAACTTCTGATGATGTAACCGACATTAATGTTAATGACATTCAAGATTCTTTTCGAAACAAATCAAATGATATTAATGACAAGTTTAAATACAAATAATCTTAAAATAAAATAAAATGGAAGGTCACTCAAAAAGTGACCTTTTTTATTTGACAAATCAATAGAATTTTATTATATTTATAACACAAATTAAATTTAAATATATAAAAACATGATGAGTTCATTAGACGCCGTATTGGCACAGTACGAAAAAGCACAACAAGGGGGCGGGGCCCAAAGCAAAATGTCGCAAGACGAAAGAATGAAAAAGTATTTCGCTTGTATCCTTTCTGACAAAGAGAAATCAGGACAACGTAGAGTACGTATCCTACCAACACCAGATGGTTCTTCACCATTCAAAGAAGCATGGTACCACGAAATTCAAGTTGGTGGACAATGGAACAAATTCTTTGACCCAGGAAAGAATGATAACGAACGTTCACCTTTGAATGAGGTTTACGAAGAGTTGATGTCTACAGGTAAAGAATCAGACAAAGAATTGGCAAAACAATACAAGTCTCGTAAGTTCTACATCGTTAAAGTGATTGATAGAGACCACGAAGAAGACGGTGTTAAATTTTGGAGATTTAAACACAACTATAAGAATGATGGCATCTTAGATAAAATCATTCCAATTTGGAGAAACAAAGGCGATATCACTGACCCTGAAAAAGGACGTGACCTTGTTATCGAATTAAGTAAATCTAAGACACCTGCGGGTAAAGAGTATACAAGTATCTCTACAATCATGTACGATGACCCAGCTCCTGTTCACGAAGACAAAGCTCAAGCTAATGTTTGGATTAATGACGAGATGACTTGGTTAGATGTATATTCTAAAAAACCTGTTGACTATCTTGAAGCGATTGCTCGTGGAGAAACTCCAAAATGGGATACTGAAAAAGGTGGATATGTATATTCAAATAATGATGAATTGACCACATCTATTGGCGGGAGTAAAACAACCAAAATTGTTGACCCACAATTAAATGACGAAGCTGACGGAGAGTTACCTTTCTAAATAAATTATTAAAAAAAAATCTGACGGGAGCAGTTTATTGTTCCCGTTTTTTTGTTTATATTTTATAAAAAAAAACACTATGAAACCATTTATCGCAGAAAAATTAAAAACAGCTTTAATAAAAAAATACGAGGCTGAGATATCAGATTCTGAAGCAAGATTATACATTTATTTCAGTAGCTCAGTTGGTATTGGAGAACATCCACAACATACAGAAGAAATGGATAATTTAGTTGAAAAATTAACAAACGCAAAAGACAAACTACAAACAATTATAAATTTTAATATTTATGGGGAAAATGGCAATTAAAAAAAACGACTTTAACTCAGTAAAGAAAAAATTCTCTACTTCTGCTAAATACAAACCACAAAGATTTTTTGACTTAGGTCCGGACTTCTTAGACGCGGTTGGACTACCAGGTCCTGCAATTGGGCACTTAAATATGTTCTTGGGTCACTCTGACACAGGAAAAACAACTGCGTTAGTTAAAACTGCCGTTGATGCCCAAAAGAAAGGTATTCTACCTGTATTCATCATTACAGAACAGAAATGGTCGTTCGAGCACGCTAAATTAATGGGGTTTGAATGTGAAGAAGTTGTTGATACTGAAACAGGAGAATTAGATTGGGATGGATTCTTTATATTTAATAATAATTTTGAATATATAGAACAAATTACTGATTATATTAATTCGTTACTTGACGCTCAAGAAAAAGGAGAATTAGATTATAGTTTATGTATAATGTGGGATAGCGTGGGTAGCGTTCCCTGCAAAATGACTTTTGACGGAAAAGGTGGGAAGCAACACACGGCTGGCGCATTATCTGATAAAATTGGAATGGGTATTAATCAAAGGATATCAGGTAGTAGAAGGTCAGATTCAAAATATGAAAATACTTTAATTATCGTAAACCAACCTTGGGTTGAATTACCTGACAACATATATGGACAACCTAAAATTATGGCGAAGGGTGGAAATGCTATTTGGTTAAACTCATCTTTGGTATTCTTATTTGGTAACCAAAAAGGTGCAGGAACTAATAAGATTACTGCAACCAAAGACAAAAGAAATGTTAAATTTGCTATCAGAACTAAAATTTCTGTAATGAAGAATCACATTAATGGTTTGGGTTATGAGGATGGTAAGATAATTGTAACACCACATGGGTTCTTGGCGGGTAAAGAAGCTGCGGAAGAAAAAATATCTATTGAAAAATACAAAACAGAACATGCGGAATATTGGAAAGAAATTATTGGTACTGATGGTGATTTTGATTTGAAAGAAGAAAAAGACGAAAAAGAATAAAAAAAGTAACAAGATTTTATATTAATTTAAATCACAAATGTGATTAAGACATTACTAGTAGACGGAGATAATTTATTTAAGATAGGATTCCACGGAGCAAAAGACGTGTTTAACGACGGAGCTCATGTGGGTGGAGTATTTCACTTTGTGAGTGTACTCCGTAAATTTCTTAATGAACACAACCATGATAAAGTTGTTGTGTTTTGGGATGGAGATTCAAATTCATCCATCAGAAAATCTATATACCCCCAGTATAAGGCGAACAGACGAAAAGACGATATGAATGAATATAAGTACGAATCGTATTTGTATCAGAAGTCTCGAATCAAACAATATCTTGAGGAGATATTTGTAAGACAGGTTGAGATGCACGACAATGAGGCAGATGACTTAATTGCTTATTATTGTAAGATATCTAAAGACGAGAAGATTATCATTTTTTCTGCGGATAAAGACCTTACACAGCTTATCTCTGAACATGTGACAATCTATTCACCTATCACAAAACAGTACTTTAAAAACGGAGACATGATATCTCTGAACAAAGTGGATATACCTCACTACAATGTATTGTTGACAAAGATATTCACGGGGGACAAATCAGACAATATTGAAGGAATACAGGGACTTGGAGAAAAAACATTAGTTAAGTTTTTCCCTCAGGTGCAGAAGAAACCTTGTACTATGGAAGAAATTTTAGATTGTGCTCGAAATCTTTTGCAGGACAAACCTTCAAAAACATTCACAAATCTTTTGACTGGTAAGACAAAATCAACTATACTTGGTGAAGAGTTTTATACAACAAACAAAAAGATAGTCGACCTTACAAACCCTTTAATCACTACCGATGGAAAAAAATTAGTTGAACAAATTTTAACTGACACTATAGACCCTACAGATAGGGGATATAAAAATTTAATGAGAATGATGGTGGAAGATGGACTTTTCAAATATCTACCAAAAAATGACGAGGCTTGGGTAAACTTCCTAACACCTTTTATGAAATTAACAAGAAAAGAAAAAAGAAACACAAAAAAAAATTAATTATGAAAGAACAAGACAGCACTAAAATAGAATTTTTATTAACATTAAACGATAACATCGTTGTTCAAAGATTCTTTAATGTCAGAGGGTATAACCCAAAGGCAAAAAATTCCGTAGACTTATACGATTTTATCTCACAATTTAAAAGAGAACTTGAGTATCACCTAAAAATGAAAACAGTAATTTATATGATGGACAATATGAATTTAATTATCAATGACCCGTTAATCATGGAAACATCCCTTACTGAAGGTAGTGAACAATTCAATATTTATCTTAAAATTGGTGAACAGACAATTTGTCATAGATGTATTGATGGAAAAAAATTCCCACCAAAAGTTCGTTATACTGTTGACGTAAGACCATTTTTAAAAAACATGTTAAAAGAATTAACTGACATTTTTTCCGAACAAAAATTAAGTTTAGAATATTTGGGATTTGACTTAAACAAGTGAATATTTAATAAAACAGACGAGAGAAATATATCATATGAACAAAAACTTTGACTACTTAGGAAACACATTCCAAATCCAACTTTTAAACCAACTTATTGTAAATAAAGAATTTTCAACATCAATTATGGATGTTATTGAAACAACATATTTTGATAACAAATACTTTAAGATTATCTTGCAAATGACCAAGGAGTATCACACCAAATACCAATCTACCCCTAATTTTGATACTCTCGAACAAATTGTAAAATCTGAGATTTCACAAGAATTGGTTGCAAAAATTGTTATTGACACTATTAAAAAAGTAAAAGATGCACCATTTGAGGGTACACAATTTGTTCAAGAAAAAGCGTTGAAGTTTTGTAAACAACAAGAACTACAAAAGGCGATGGACAAAGCCCAAAAAATTATTACTGAAGGTGACTTTGAATCTTATGACAAAGTTGAGAGTTTGGTTCGTGAAGCGTTACAGGTTGGGGAAAAAGATACTGGAACCCTTGATGTTTTTTCTAATCTTGAAACAGTCCTTGATGAGGATTTTAGACATCCAATTCCATTAGGAATACCTGGTATTGACAGATTACTTAAGGGAGGTCTTGCAAAGGGTGAAATTGGAGTTATCCTTGCACCGACAGGTGTTGGTAAAACTACCATCTTAACAAAAATTGCCAATACCGCGTTTAATCTTGGGTATAATGTTCTCCAAATTTTTTTTGAGGACAATCCAAAAATTATACAACGTAAGCATTTCACACTTTGGACTGGAATTGAACCTGATAATTTAGTAAAACACAAAGACGAGGTTATGTCTAAAATTACAGAAATTAAAGAAACCATGAAGAATGAGTTAATTATGAAAAAACTACCTTCAGATTCTATAACTATGAATCAGATTAAAAACCAAATCAGAAAAATGATTGCTGACGGAACAAAAATTGACTTGGTACTTTTAGATTATATTGATTGTATTGTACCGGAAAGTACAAGTAAGGACGAGTGGAAAGCTGAGGGTTCAGTTATGAGAGGTTTTGAGGCAATGTGTCACGAACTGTCATTAGTTGGATGGACGGCAACACAGGGTAACAGAAGTTCTATATCTTCTGAGGTTGTAACCAACGACCAAATGGGAGGTTCTATTAAGAAAGCACAAGTTGGACACGTTATCATTTCCGTGGCAAAAACTTTACAACAAAAAGAAATGAATTTAGCAACAATAGCAATTACCAAATCACGTATTGGTAAAGATGGGGTAGTGTTTGAGAACTGTAAGTTCAACAACGAACTACTTGAAATTGATACAGAGTCATCTGTAACGTTCTTAGGTTTTGGAGAACAACAAGAGGAAAGAAAAAGAGACAGAGTTAAAGAACTGTTGGACAAAAGAAAACAAAGAGAACAAGAACAAAAATCTTAAAAAAAAAATTATGGAAAAAATATTAATGGAGAACCCTAATAGGTTTGTTATCTTCCCAATCCAGCACAATGATATTTGGGAGTACTACAAAATGCACCAAGCGGCTTTGTGGACAGCTGAAGAAATTGATTTAACTAATGACATCAGAGATTGGAATAATCTATCTGAAAATGAGCAATATTTCGTTAAGAATATTTTATCGTTCTTTGCGGCTTCTGATGGTATTGTTAATGAAAATTTGGCGGAAAACTTTTATCGTGAGGTACAATATCCCGAAGCAAAATTCTTTTATGGGTTCCAACTTATGATGGAGAACATTCATAGTTTGATGTATTCACTTCTTATTGATACATACATTTCAAATGAAGAAGAAAAAAATCTATGTTTCACTGCTTTGGATAATTTACCGGCAGTTCAAAAAAAGGCTAAATGGGCTTTGGATTGGATTGAAAAATCATCTTTCCAAGAAAGATTGGTTGCCTTTGCAGCAGTTGAAGGTATTTTCTTTTCAGGTTCATTCTGTTCAGTTTTTTGGTTAAAATCAAGAGGTATCCTACAAGGATTGTGTAATGCTAATTCATTAATCTTTAAAGATGAAAATTTACATTGTGACTTTGCAATTCACCTATTAAACAATCACATTGAAAATAAACCAAGTGAAAAAAAAATCAGAGAGATTTTATTATCGGCATTAGAAATTGAGAAAGAATTTATTACCGAGTCATTACCAGTATCTTTAATTGGAATGAACTCAAACTTAATGAAACAATATCTTGAGTTTGTCGTTGATGGGTTATTGGTTAAGCTAGGATGTAAAAAGGAGTTTAATGTTGAACAACCATTTAAGTTCATGGAACAAATTGCGGTTGAGACAAAAGGAAATTTCTTTGAGTCAAGAACTGTTGAGTATCAAAAAGCAAAATTAAACGAAACAATTTCTTTCGAGGAAGATTTCTAATATTAAAATAATATGATGTCATTAAAAATTAAAAAAAGAAACGGTGAGGACGTATCATTTAATCCTCAAAAAATATATAATCGAGTTAAACGTGCAGCTAAAGGGTTGAACGTAAATTCTGATGAAATCTTCATCAAAGTTATTACCTCGGTACCAACTGAAGGACTTATCACAACTAAAGAGTTGGATAAGTTGGTTTATGAAATTGCTGCGGCATATACTGGTAGTCATCACGACTATTCAAGATTGGCTTCATCAGTTGCAATTTCTTCATATCATAAAGAAACTAACCCAAGTTTTTCAGAAACAATATCAGAGTTACATTCACATGGAATTATTAATGATGTGTTAATAGAAACAATTCAAAAATACGGAGAAAAAAATATTGATGAAATTATAAATCATAATAACGATTATAATTTCGATTATTTTGCTTGGCGTTCATTGCAAGAAATGTACTTGTTAAAGACACCACAAGGTAAAGTAATTGAAAGACCACAACACATGTATATGAGAGTTGCTCTATGGGTGACAAACTCATTTGAGGAAGCGGTAGAATACTATAATTCATTGTCTAATCAACTTATTTCTCCCGCAACACCAATCATTATTAATTCAGGTAGTAAAGTTCCTCAATTAGCATCTTGTGTATTACATTATAATAACTCAGATTCACGTAATGGTTTATTAGAAACTTTAAATGATATTTCAACTTACTCTTCAGACGCTGCCGGAATTGGTTTATCTATGTCTAACATTAGAAGTAAGGAAAGTAGAATATCTACATCAGGAGGACACTCGGGGGGATTGTTGAAGTATTTAAAAATTGTTAACGAGTCATTAAGATTCTTTAACCAACAAGGAAGACGACCTGGTAGTGCTGCAATCTACATTGAACCATGGCACAAAGATGTTATAGATTTATTGGAAATCAAAAAAAATACAGGAGCCGAAGAATTAAGGGCAAGAGATTTGTTCACGGCTCTTTGGATTCCTGATAACTTCATGAGAGCGGTAAAAGACAGTACTGATTGGTATCTGTTCTGCCCTAACGATATTCTTAAAGCGGGTATTAAACCACTTCAAGAATGCTATGGTGATGAGTATGAAAATAACTACAACATGGCAGTTGAATTAGGTCTTGGTAAAAAAGTTAAAGCTCAAGATGTTTGGACTAAGATTATTGAGTCACAAGTTGAAACTGGTGTCCCTTACTTATGTTCTAAAGATAGTGCTAACAAAAAAACAAACCATCAGAACATTGGTGTAATTAAACAATCAAATCTTTGTAATGAAATTTACCAATATACTGACGAGAAAACCACAGCAATCTGTACATTATCCTCAATGGTATTAAAAAACTTTATTGAAAAGGGTGAGTTTGATTTTAACCTACTTTATGATGAAGTTAGAAAAGTTGTTAGAGCACTTAATAAAGTTATTAATATCAATCGTTACTCAACTGAAAAAGGTAAAAAAGGTGGATTAGACCAAAGAGCAATTGCAATTGGAACTCAAGGATTGGCCGATGTATTCTATTTAATGGATTACATTTTCACATCTGAAGAAGCAAAAAAATTAAACAAAGCGATTTTTGAAACTATCTATTTTGCAGCAATCACCGAAAGTAATAAATTATGTATGGAAGGTAAATACGAACCATACGTTCACTTCAAGGGTTCACCTATGTCTAAAGGAGTATTTCAATTTGATATGTGGGGATTAAATGAAGATGACCTTTCAGGTAGATGGCCTTGGAACGATTTAAAACAAAACGTTAAAAATTATGGTGTTTGTAATTCATTATTTACCGCTCAAATGCCTGTAGCATCTTCAGCAAAAATTACAGGTTCGTTTGAAATGACAGAACCCGCACATTCTGCTCTTTTTAATAGACGAGTTGTTGGTGGTGAAATAATGATTGTGAACAAATACTTGATTAATGATTTTGAAAAGATTGGTATTTGGAGTGAAGAATTAAAAAATGAAATCATTTTAAATGAAGGTTCAATTCAAAACATTAACTTTAATAACCATCTTGACACTGAGGATAAAAACTATACTAAGAAAGTTAAACGTATAGAATACTTGATTAGTAAATACAAAACAATTTGGGAAATTTCACAAAAAGAATTGATTAATATGGCGGCAGATAGAGCACCATTTATTGACCAATCACAATCAATGAATATTTATATGGCAAATCCAACATTGTCTAAAATTACCTCATCACATTTCCATTCATGGGAAAAAGGATTAAAAACTTTATGTTATTATGTTAGAACTAAAGCAATTTCAACGGGAGCAAAACACTTGGCGGTTGATGTTTCAAAAATATCAAAACCTAATGTTAAGATTGAAATACCAAAAGTTGAAATAATTGAATTAAACACAAAACCTAAAGATAGTCCTTTTGAATGTTTTGGGTGTAGCTCTTAAACATAAATCCCGACGTGTCGGGATTTTTCATTTTTAATCTATTTAAAGAAAAATAGATAGTACTATATTTATAGTTATGGCAAATGGTGTTACTTATGGTATTAATTTCCCTTTTCGAGATTCTAGACGAGGGGATTATTTAGAACTTACTGAACTACAATCCCAAGAAATTAAAGCGGACTTAATACATTTATTGTTAACAAGAAGAGGTTCTCGATACTTTTTACCTCAATTTGGTACAAGATTATATGAATTTATCTTTGAACCATTTGATGGCGTTACTTTTACTGCAATTGAATCTGACATAAGAGACGCTATTGAAAATTTTATGCCAAATTTATTAGTTAATAGTTTAAGTATATTACCTGCAGACCCAGAAGAAGAAGTTGATATTGCAACAGGTCAAAATTTTGTGGGAACTAGTGAATCATCAATTTACAGATTTCCGGGTAAAGGAACTTCTGAATACACTGCAAAAATAAGATTAGATTACTCAACAAACGGCTCAACATACGCACAGAGTGATTTTGTTATTATTAATATTTAATATAAATGGCAAATAATAAAATATCATACGCAACAAGAGATTATCAGTCAATTAGGACAGAACTTTTAAATTATACTAAAACTTACTATCCTGACTTAATTCAAGATTTTAATGACGCTTCAATATTTTCCGTATTTATTGATTTAAATGCGGCAATTGCCGACAACTTACATTATAATATTGACCGAAGTATTCAGGAAACAGTATTACAATATGCACAACAAAGGTCATCAATATATAATATCGCTAGAACTTACGGATTAAAATTACCAGGTCAAAGACCTTCAGTTTCTTTGGTTGATTTTTCAGTTACAGTTCCTGCTTTTGGTGATAAAGAAGATGAAAGATATCTTGGAATATTAACAAGAGGGTCACAAGTTGTTGGGGCCGGAATTGTATTTGAAAATGTTAATGATATTGATTTTGCTTCACCATATAATTCCCAAGGGTTTCCAAATAGATTAAAAATTCCAAACTTTAATTCTAATAATATTTTAGTTAATTATACTATTACAAAAAGAGAAGTTGTTGTTAATGGTATAACAAAAGTATTTAAAAGAGTTATTGGTGCAAATGATGTTAAACCTTTCTTTGAATTATTTTTACCAGAAAAGAACGTATTAGGTATTACAAGTGTCATATTAAAAAATGGTACACAATATACAAATACACCGACAACTGCAGAGTTTTTAGGTTTAGATAATAAATGGTATGAGGTAGATGCTTTGGCGGAAGACCGAGTTTTTATTGAAGACTTAACAAAAGTTTCCGACCAGCCTGGAATTAAAGTTGGAAAATACATTCAAACACAAAATAGATTTATTACGGAATTTACTCCTGAAGGATTTAAAAAAATGACATTTGGTGGAGGAACAAACACTGCTCAAGACCAATTAAACCAATTTACAACTTTAGGTACCACATTAGAACTTCAAAAATACTCAAATAATTTTTCATTAGGTTCGGCATTATCTCCAAATTCAACATTGTTTATTCAATATAGAGTTGGTGGTGGATTAGCAACAAATTTAGGTTCAAATGTAATTAATCAATTAGGTACCATATCTTTTTATGTTAATGGGCCTTCTGAAACAACAAACTCTACTGTAGTTAATTCATTAAGATGTGTAAATGTCACGGCAGCTGTTGGTGGAGCGGGAATTCCCTCGTTAGAAGAAATTAGAAATTACGTTTCATTTAATTTTTCAGCACAAAAAAGGGCGGTAACAGTACAAGATTATGAATCAATTATTAGAAACATGCCATCCCAATTTGGTGCACCTGCCAAAGTTTCTATTACCGAAAATAATAATAAAATTTTAATTCAAATACTATCTTTTGATACTTCAGGTAAATTAACAAACATTGTTTCAAATACTTTAAGACAAAACATTGCAAATTATTTATCAAATTACCGAATGATGAATGATTATATTTCTATATTCAGTGCTGAGGTTATTGATTTGAGTGTTGATGTTGCAATTGTCTTAGATTCCGCTCAAAACTCAGGACAAGTCATTTCAAGTGTTATTGATAAAGTATCAACATATTTTAACCCTCAAACAAGACAATTAGGTCAAAATGTCTATTTATCAGAACTTAGAAGTATTATTCAAAACACAAATGGGGTATTAACCGTGACAACCTTAGATATATTTAATGAAGTTGGAGGTCAGTATTCATCCGCAGAAACATCTATGGAGTATTCAGACCCGGCAGTAAAACTTATTGGGCCTGTTGATGATACTATATTTGCGCAACCGTCACAAGTTTATCAAATTAGGTACCCTGGTAAAGATATTAAAGTTTCAGTTAAGAACTTCCAATCGATTACTTTCTCTTAACAAGTTCACTTATTTTTTCTTTAGATTATTATTTAATTGTGTGTGTTCATTTTAAAAATCCCACATAAACTATTTATTAATTAAAGGTATTAATGGGTCAATCATATAGAATAAGGACTGAGTTAGGTATTAACAAAACAATCAACGTACAATTAGACCAAGAGTTTGAACAATTAGAGATTTTATCTTTAACATTACAACAAGAAGATGTTTATAATAGAAGTTGCGCTGATTATGGAGTTATTGTTGGAAGAGTAACGGCAAACAATGGGTTTGGATTACCAAACGCTAGAGTATCAATCTTTATTCCTATTAGTAATATTGATGTATCAAACCCAATAATTTCCAGTATCTATCCGTATAAATCACCTAACGATGTAAATGAAGATGGATATAGGTATAATTTATTACCTTACATGAAATCTTATTCCGCTCATGCGGCAACAGGAACTCTTCCATCAAGAATGGATGTGTTAACAGAAACAACCACAATTGAAATTTATGACAAATATTATCTTCTAACATCCAAAACAAATGAAAGTGGTGATTACATGATAATGGGTGTACCAATAGGGTTTCAAACTGTAGTTATGGATGTTGATTTATCTGACATTGGAGAGTTTTCATTAACACCACAAGATTTAATTAGAATGGGTCTTGCAACTGAAGGACAAGTTGCGGGTAATAGATTCAAAACGTCGACAGATTTAAATTCATTACCACAAATTATAAATTCTGTTAAACAGTTAGACATTTCACCACTTTGGGGTGAACCTGATATTTGTGACATAGCCATTAATCGTTTAGATTTTGATTTAAGAGATGATTCAAATGTTGACATACAACCCACTGCGGTTTTTATGGGGTCAATATACACAACTCCAGATAAATTTAGAGTTAGAAAAAAAGGAAGACCAAAAGATAATATGGGAAATCTTTGTAGTTTACAGTCAGGACCTGGACAAATATTGGTAATTAGACAAACTATTCAACAAGATGATACAGGTAAACCAATATTAGAAGAATTTAAATTAGAACAATCAGGAAATATTATTGACGGTGATGGGGTTTGGTTAACTGAATTACCGATGAATTTAAATTATATTATAACTAATGAATTTGGTGAGAGAGTTATCTCAAATGACCCAACATTGGGAATACCAACTAAATCAAAATATAGATTTAAAATTAAGTGGCAACAACCTCCATCATTAACTGATGTAAAACGACCATATTTCTTAGTTCCAAATATTAAAGAGTATGGTTGGACACAGACCGGAACTGACCCAAATTTGGCGCCCGACTATTTAGATAATGAAGAATTAGCGGGTTCTTATTATTTTGGATTAGATTGGACGGGATATACAAATACACAAGCGGCAATAAATTGTGAAGATACTTTTTATGAATTTGAATTTAATAGAGTTTATACGGTTTCAGGATTTATTGACCAATTTAAAAATGGTTTTAGAGGTAGATTTATTGGCATTAAAGAAATTGATAGTCAAGATTGTGATAGCATCAATAAATTTCCGGTAAATGAGGGGTTTAGAAATTTTGATTTAATATATTTTTTATTTTCAGTTCTTATGACAATATTACAACCAATTGGACTGATACTTCTATTCGTAGGTACTCTAATACAGTTTGGGGAAAATTTTATTTATTTTATTTTATGCGAATTTTCTAAAATTGAGATTAATTTTTTTAGACCATTCAAGAATTATAGTAAATATTGTATAAGAAAAGATAGACCAGTCAGACTACCAATGATTACCTATCCGGACTGTGAGGCTTGTGAATGTGATATTCTAGTTCCAGGAACGACTACTACGACCTCAACAACTCCACCAGACGCTAATTTTTTAACTCAGGTATCTGAACCATCACTATATTATGATTTACTTGAACAATATTTTGCTTCCGTTTTGGGTGATGGTGCCCCATCCGGTCCTGACATTGGTGTACTTGCTCCGGGCGAATGGGGGGCGTATAATTATCAAGAACAATTTACTCTAAATTTTGCTGATGCTCTTGCAACAAACCCTGTAAATGTTCCTAGTCAATTTAATTATAAAATAGCGGTTAGTGATACAAGACAAATATTAGATGACCTTACGCCAGGAATAATTACAGGTCCATCTGTATTTGTTGATGGACCATGGGGATATAGCTTTCAAAGCACAATACCGTTAGGTATTAGAATTAATATTTTTAACACGAATAACAAGTATTATGAAAATGTTAATAGGATTAAAGTCACTTTTGCAGCTGACGTAAATTTAACCTATCATTATGATAATACTTTAACTGTGTTAGTAATTCCTGATTTTATTGACACTTTGGTACCAGGTTCAATTTTATCGTTTATAAACCCTTCTAGTTCTACAGACTCTAACTTTTTGTGGTCGCAGAACCTTACAGTTAACGCAGGAGTAGCACCAACAAATGCGGTTAATGGTATTATGGGAAAATTGCAAACCGATGAATTTGTAATGAATGTAGAATACGCCAACCCAAATGATAGATTAAATAATCTAAGTACTCCTTATGTTATTCCAAAAAATGAAAATATTGGTGATTTTTGTTTTAGTAGTGTTGTAGTAGAAGTAACTGGTTTAGTTGATAATTTGGGGACTATTACTTATAAAGACTGTAATAATCTTGGTTATACTATTAATGTTACAACACTTGGACCTCAAACCATTTCTAATATTGACTATTGTATACAATTACAAAGTTTAGGGGGTACCGCAGAATATACGGTGGTAAGTACTGGAGATACCTGTCAAAGATATTCATTTCCTTCAGATATAGAATATTATCAAGTATTGACAGCAATTACAATATCAACTACCGTAATAAATGGAGTGACAAATTTTATTATTCCAAATGCTTCAGAAAGTTCTGGATTTTTATCAGAATTACTAGCTAAAAGTTTTGTGAGTAATCGTACTAATTATCGGGGAGCTGATATTTTTGGTGATACTAATGATGGATATAGGAATAGTCCTGGTGTACAACTCAGACCAGGAGATTATTTTGAGAATTTTGTAAACCAAAAAGTTGTAATAATACAAAGAGGTGTTGACCCATACTCACCATTACTTACCAACAAATATAGTATTGGAAGAATATTTGGACAAGATATCGATGACCCTAATTGGACATTTACTGCCTCAACTAGAGTTAATATTCCAATACAAAAAGTACCCGTTGGTTCTACAACTACAGTACCAAAACATGATAATCAGGATAATATATTTTTCCAATCTAAATTTTTTACTCCTGGAGTATCAGGTTCAGTTACGCCAGGACAACAATATTCCGGATTTACAACAAGTAATGTGAGATATTATGGACGTTTCGATTCAGATTATGCCGGGACACCTGGTGTTGGTTCCATATCATACACTCCCACTCTTAAAGGGATTAGGAGTTCTACGGGTAATTTATTATACAGTGCAACAATTGGAACAGATTTCTATGATAGTGCGGAAGATTTATCTGGAGGTGATTTCTTGTTTTCATCAAACCCCGGAACCGAAGAAGTCGGGAACGCTTTATATGGTCAAACAACTGTGTTTGTTGGTAAACAGAGTCAATTTAATTTTAGTTTAATATATCCATCAACTACGTCATTATCAATTTCAAATCCTAGTAGAAATATTATGAGAACTGAAAGACTCCCAAGTTCGGACATATTTGAAACACCTTTGAACCCTTTGAGTTACCCTAGTCTTTTACAACAAAATAGTGTATTTGCGTCATATATTCTTGAAAATAATGGTTCTGAATTATTTGTTCAACCCGCACTTTCAACTGGAGCATCACAAGTAACTCCTGACATTGAAGAACAATTAGCGGCTGCTAATGTTTTAGATAGTCTAACCGATTGTGATAAAATGGTAAATCTTAGTTGTTATAGTGGTAATAGTGTTAATTTTGGAATTAAAACAGGTTGTCCCGAATCTGACGCGGTAGAAAATGGGTGTTATCTTTTTTTACAACAGATTCCTGGCACAAGTGTATTTCAGCAATTTAGACAAGGACTTAAAAGAGATATACAAAGTTTTAGTGAATGGGGATTTAGGTTTAGATTTTTTTATGGACTATGTCGAGGAGTTTTGGCTCAATCGTTTACCAATAATTGGGTTAATGGTTCTTTATATATGTTTCCACTTCAAATTGATACTTACTATGACCAAGAAAATAAACCATTGCCGCCTGATTTTGCAAAACAACTTGCATATTTTGACGGTAAAACTAATAATTTTTATTATAGAAGTTCGCCTTATTTATCAACTTCACAAAGATTTATTGGTAGACCAACAACAGATGATATAAGACCGGTTAATAAAAGAAATTTATTGTTTCCAACAACAATCATTAATTTAGGAATTAAAGACGATTTTTATCAAGAAATAATATTTGACCCATCAGCTAAGGCTTACATTATGGGTAGTTTAAATCCAACAAGTTATTCGGATACCTCCGATTTAGTTAATTTATTTGTAATATCAAGAATTACTGATGAAGGATTTTTAGCTCAACTTTTTTCTTTTGGTAATAACGGATTAAATCAATTATTTACTAGAGACTTTAATGGTGGAAAAAGAATTGACGGTGATTTAGCTCAAAGTATGTCAATTAATTCTGAATATGGTGTCATTCCCTTTTCACCAGAATTTTATAGTGTATACGGAACTCCAGATGACCCAGTTGTTATTTTAGGTAACCTTACAGCACCAACAATGGGAATTTTCTTTTCGTCGACTACCTTTGATTTACAAAACAAAGATTTTTTAACACCTGGAGTTATTAATTTTAGACCATCAAATAACGCAAACGCAATAACCTATCCTTATGGAATTAAATCTCAATATGTTCCATTTTACCAATGGGAATTAAAACAACCATCCACCCAAAGTATTTTTGGTTCAGAAAAAAATAATTGGAAAACAAACGAATCTGCCGCTAATACAGGAATTTTTGGATATAACTACCAATCATTATCTAGACGAAATCTTAATGAGCCAAGTTATTTTATTGGTTCAAACACTCAAATAAGTGATATATATGAGAGAGGATATATTTTTAATGTAAACAACACTGGTTCGTTTAGTTATAATGCAGGAACTTATCCTCCTCAATTTTTAGTTGGAGCTCCATTTCATTTTTATTTTGGAATTAATCAAGGACTGACCGCATTAGATAAATTTAAAACAAAATATTCAATAAGTGAATAAACATACAATCATACCAAGTAGTTTAACGTATGCGGCGGCTCCATCGGTTGACCAAGAAATTAATATTACTTTAGAAGAACAAAGTCAACAAATAGTTGAATATGACCGAAGTCAAAGTATTGACTTAGCTCAAGTTTTTGATGATGAAAGACAACGTGGTAGTGTGTTTAGGCCTACGTTTAAAATAACTTATTTATACAATAACACATATACCGGAACTACTGAATATGTTCCATTTAGAGACACTCTATATTATGTTGAGCCAATACAATCTTATGTTAGTACTGTATGGAAAGGATACCCACAGTATTATGAATTTGATTTTTATAGACCCAACATAACTGACCAACACATTAATTATGAGGCAAAAAGTGCTTACACCTATAATTGGACTTATTATGTTAGTTATGCGTATAATAATAACTACTCAAAACAAATGTCATACACATTAAATAATAGTGGTTATGATTGGATAGCATCTGAAGGAATTCCATTTTTTATTAATAACACAACTAAAAATGGAAGTAATATTATTGGGTTTCAATGCATTTCACCACACGGATTAACCGTTGGAGAATATGTTGAATTATCATTTTCTTACAATGGCACAAATTTGTTTGAAGTATATTCCTTAGGTAATAATTTAGTTGATAGTGATATTTTTATATTTAACCTTTTTAATCTTGGTTATACTGGTACAACATTTGCAAATGGGGTTACTGGTACATTTAAAAGAGTTATTAATCCGAATAATTTATTAGAAACTAAGTCAAAGTATTATGTTAGAGAACATAAAATTTTAACAAATGTTGAAGATTGTATTGTAGTTAAAAACGCTTTTGAAAGAAACATTTTTAACGAAGATAAACAATTTGAATATAGTTCTATTACTCCAAATCAAATATCAAGAATCTCACAAAAAACAAGTAGTAATTCATATAATATTACTGTTAATTATGATTTAGATTTAAATGGTGTTTTAGATAATCAAAAAAGACCTGTTAGTGAATTGTTTTTAACTATTATTAATAAGGGATATACAGGTTATTTTAATCAACCAAATAATGGTATAGGATTAAAACAAGGGTGGGAATTTAATTTGTCAACACCAATAAGTTCTTGGTGGGATTTATTAAACACAAATTCAAATACAAGCATACCCACATCAAATTATACCTTAACAAGTGGAGTTACCAAAACATTTTATTATAATGAAGATTTAAACAGAGGGGATTCAGTTGATGGAGATTTTTGTGAATGGAATGATTATGAACAAATTGAAAGAGTTATTTCAAATTATTATCAAAAAATAAATTACAATCAAAACGTTTTTCAAACATCTAGTACTTATTCAACTAATACCCAAGGTTATTATTATAAGCCACACACATCAATGGAAATTAGGGTTTTTTCCGATTATATTGAAACTGGAGACATTAAATCTGTTGCAAACATACCTTTTTATTCCTTTTATTCTTCCTCAGACCAAGAATTCAGATGGAGAGACTTATACACTTATGGATTTATAGATAATGAAAACAGAGGTGTTGATTATCCATTTATAAACAGTTCCCAATATCCATATAAAAATGTTGTATTTAGATTAATACCTGATGGTATCAACTATAACGATAATTTACTTGGAATTCAATTTCCAATAAAACCATTATTCGATGAGTGTGAATAAAATAGTAATTAATAAAGAAGGGTTTGTTGATAGACAACTCACAATTCCAATTCAGTTTACTTGGGATTATTTGGGATTAGACCAAAGTATTGATGAGTATGAGGGTGAAATGATAACTAAAGTGATTGGTGAAGGTAGAGACTTTGAAGTTACTCGATTTGCACATGCCCCTTTAACAGGAGCAACTGGTGCTCCAACAGAAATTAAATATGAATTTAATTTTTATTCAGGTGGTTCATTAAATGATGAAACAAATTGGAAGTCTAACTATCAGATGGAAGGATTTACAACACAAGAGATATATTATTATACTAACAACTTTACAAATTCATTTTTTAAATTGGATTTATATGATAATATTGATGAAAAAAGACAGACGAATTATATTACAATTATTATACCCACACAACAAGGGTTAAAGATGGATGCAATTATGCAAGTAACTCCGGTAACAATTAAAAAACCATATTTTATTTTAGATTATATTGGAGATAAAGAAGGTTTTTTTATTTATTGGTTAAAAAAACGAAAATTTTTAGACATAAGTACATTTTACATGACGGCAAAGTTTTATGACGCAAAAAATGGTTCCTTTAAAAAAATGTTAAATATGCCGCAATCATCAATCTCAGGTGATAAATATATTTTTGATGGTTCACAATATTTTTACTATCGGGTTGAATTAAATTACGAAAAACATAATTACCAAATATTCAATATAAACACATCTCAAACAATATATATTAATGATAATGAAAGGGCAGGTACATTAGAACCCATAAAATGGTATGAATATGTTAACCCATAATGGAAGATTTTTATAATATTATTATATCCCCTGAGACAATTAAGGGAGACCTTTTTACTGTTAATTTACAAGGTAACAATGTTGGACCAAATTATTCTGGTGAAACGATTGGGATTTATTCGGGAATGACTCAAGTTTTAACTGGAGGTAATGAAGGAAGTTCATTATTAACTGGATTAACAATTCCAATTTTATTTAAACAAACAGCAATTGATGTTGGATACTTTAGCCCATTTGATGGCGCGATATTACAAAAAGATATTGTTGCTAATTTTATATTTTCATCTACAACCTCTAATCCATATGTTTATAACGTTTATAATACATCAAGCGAGTTTCAAAAATTTCTTGAATTATCGTCATATAAAATTAATTGGGGTGATGGAACACCATCACAAACAATTGCAACTTATACACCAAACTATATAAATCATACTTATCCTGTTGCAAATGCCCAATACACAATCACATTGGAGCAAACAAATCCTTGGGGTATTACTAAAGTTTCCAAAACAATAACAACACCATATTCAGATGTGGTTATTAATAATCCAAATGGTATGGCGTTTTTTATTCCTGCTGGCGGTAATTGGTTTGAAACACCAATCAGTTATGATTACATATTTTCGGGCGACGCGGTTAGTGAAGTATCTGCTCAAACATCAAATAACTTTACAACAGTTCCATTTACAGTTTCAGGATTAACAAAATCTAAACTTAATGAGTTATCAATGTATGGACCGTTAAAATTTCAAGTGGGGGTTCCTGTAATTAAAAATGGACAAATATGGGGAGCAATAACCAACACGGCAACAACATTCACGGCATACACAATTAATTCTGTTGATTATTATGATTACTTAGATGGTACTACAATATTTTTTCAACAATCTTCAGGATTTACTAATAATAATTTAACAAACAAACCAATAACTAAAGAAGAGGTTTTACTTAAGGTTATTGACCAACCACAAATACAAACAAATGTTTTTGTTGAAAGAGGAAAAAACTCCGCGTATGAAAAAATTCAAAGACTCGGAGAAGTTGACAATTTAGGAGATATGATTAATTACGGATATGGATTTTTTTCGGTGGTTAAAAATAATTAATAGGTATTTATTAAATAAGAAAAATAAACTAATTAAAAAAGAAAACAAGTGAGTATAGGAAGCTACGGAACAATACGACCAAGTGATGTAAGTCCCGAGGATGTCCAAATTTTATTAAATTATACCCCATCTAGAGACGTTACGGATAATTTTATTCTAACACAACTTGATGCGCAGACAATCCTTAAACCTTATTTCAATAATACTCAGACTGGCGGAAATGCTGGTGTTGAAGTTTTAGGGGGATTATATAATTTAACTTTACCCGCTGAGCAGTTCAATGCTCTTGGAATTTACACTTTATATTTAAGACCAAAGGAAATTAGAACAAAGATTACCGATTGTGGTGTATTAAATGCTTTACCAAACGTAAAAGGAATTGTTGTTGATATTAGTAATGTACCAGCACAATATCAAAACAAATTTGTTTCACAAGGATTGGTTGGTTTTAGAGTAGAATATTTAAATACTAATGGTTCAAAAATACCTAACTTTTTTAGAGTTATTACCTCATCATTCTTCTGTGAGCCAGTTGTTACAAATCAAACCAACACTACAGCAAAAACTATAAGATATCGATATGTTGATGGAAATACCAATTTAATTTTTCTAACTCTGTCACCATCGTCATCTCCAACTAATAATCCAAACTCAACTCCATTTATTGGACAACCAAACCAAAATATTATAATTTCAAATACATATTTTAATCCAATAACTTTGGAGATAGAAATGGTTGAATATGACATATCATCTCTTGCAATTGCTCTTTTTGGTAATCAAACCAAATCAATTGATGATGGTGTTTATACAATCTACGACTCTCAAAATAACATATATAGACAATACAACTTATATGAAATTAGAGACCAATTTAATGCATTGTTATATGAAGTTAGACAAAGTAGAGGTAATAATATTGATTTCAGTAAAAACTTTACAAACATAACTAGTTAATGGCCGTAAATACAACAAATACTAAATACTTTTATCCACCAAGGCCAGGTAACGGGGCGGGTACTTTCTCTGACAACATTGTAGGACTACAAACTGTTGAAGGAGGAGGTCTTACGCAAGGTAACTTTGAGTTTACCACCGGAGTAACAGAAAAAGTTAATAGAACATTTAATGTCGGGGCGTTTTCAGAGTCAATGACTTTGGATATGATGAATATAGAAAGTCTCGAACAAAGTAGACAAATTCTTGCAACTCAATTTAGAGTATATCCTAACTATGATATAAGTCAGGTTCTTAATTTTTCAATGTACGGTTCTTTATCTGAAAGGTTTAGAGTTTCAATAACAAAAATTATTAATTATTTTCCGGCATCTTTAGATGTTCAATATACTAATGGTGATTTTATAACTGGTGACACTGCGTATGATATTGCTTATGATATTCAAAATGACGAAACTTACTTTAAAGTAAATGTTGATAGATTACGTAATCCATTTGATGTTGATTATTCTATTAACGCATCAAATAATTTGATGATGAGAGAATTAGAGGTTTCTATTTACAGAAATCTTAATAAAACTTATTTGGATTACTGTGTTAGCATTGACGATAACATCTATAAAATTTTAGCGTTTACACCATCAACAACATTAACTTCAGGAACACTAACATTTTATGTTTCAGGGTCACCATTTGGGACAACTGCAACAACATTACAAACAGAATTTCAAATTAGACCTAATGATTATATTGTTGATAAAATATTCCAAGAAAATTTTGATGAGGTTGAAAAGTTTTTAGTTAATAGGTTAGTACGACCTGAATATACCGCAGTATTTCAAGTACCACAACAAAACGAGTATGGACAAACATATACGGATTATCAACAAGTTACTTGGCCAAAAGATGGGTATTGGAACTTGGACATTCGTTCATTTCTATTTGATTCTTATTTGGCAAAAATTCAAGAAATAGCAATTAATTTAGATTCATTTAAAACTAATCTAATTTCGAGATTTTTGGTTTCAGACTCATTAAAGGAATTTGATACTTTAGGTAGAAAAGTTGAAAAAATATTTCAAATATACGGTAGAAGTTTTGACCAAATAAAACAATTTATTGAAGGGTTAGCTTACATGAATTCCGTCAACTATAATACATCAAATGACATACCTTCGGAGTTATTAGTTAATTTATCAAGAACTTTAGGGTGGTCATCAAATTTTTCGCCAATCACAAATGAAGATTTTTTAAGTTCTGTTTTTGGAAATACGTCAACACCAACATATCCTGGATATGCAAGAGCTTTAACACCAACAGAATTAAATTATACTTATTATAAAAATTTAATTCTTAATGCGTCTTATCTTTTTAAATCAAAAGGAACTCGAAGGTCAATAGAATTTTTATTAAGATTAATTGGTGCTCCAGATTCATTAATTGAATATAATGAACACATTTATTTGGCGGACCAAAAAATAAATCTTGACCAATTCTATAATCAATGGTCTCAAATATCAGGAGGAACATATGTTTTAGAAACTCCCACATATGCAACTGGACAAACATATAGTTTTAAGGGTCAATTATTTACAGCGTTTACAACAAATTCTTCATACCAAGATACTAATATAAATTTAAGTGACTATCCAATGGACTTTGAAGGTTATCCCAATGCTCCACTTAATACCGAAACTTATTTTTTTCAAATTGGTGCTGGATGGTATGAGACCACTCCAGAACATAGAAGTCCTGATGATGTGGTATTAACTGGTAATGTATTTACCGGCCAAAATTTAAGTATACAAACACAATTACTACCATTCACATACGGACAAACTTATTTGAATCGATTTAGAGATTTTCCATACATGAATGAAGGATTTAAACTACAAAAAATTGTTGATAACAATAAATCTTGGTTATCTGATGATGATAAAATCAGAACATCAAGTCAGGCAGATTATAACGCATATTATTTTGTGGATAACGAGAAATTAGTATTAAATGTTAAGAATATTGATTTGTTTTTAAATCCGGCACAAGGACTGGTTTATGATGTTTGGGACCAATCAAGAAAATATGATTATCCCATACCTGAATCAGGTTTAACTATTGGATATCCTGTTCCTGGAGGAGTTGATTGGACTTATATTGACCCAAAACCTAAGAAAAAAACATTCTTTGAATTTTCTCAAACTTTTTGGCAAAATATGATTAACGCTAGAAATAGACAATACATTTCTGATGGTAAAACTGGTGGTTATCCAACACTACAATCTATATGGTGGAAATATATTGAATCAGAACAAACCGTTGGGTTACCTAACAACAAATACACATATCAAAAGTTGATTGACTATGTAACCGGTATTGGACCATATTGGACTAAGTTGGTAGAACAGATGATTCCAGCAACAACTATTTGGAATACTGGTGTTCGATTAGAAAATTCGGTATTACACAAACAAAAATTTGTTTATAGGAGACAAAGAGGATGCCAATTTATACCAGTTGCTGTTGACCCGTGTTATATCATATCTGATATTTTTAATTATACCTGTAATTCTGAATATGTTGATTTTAATATATATCCATGGTTTAATGGAGATATAACTGCAACTAATTTTAATAGTATTCTTTCAAATAGGATTAATAATATGTTGTCTGAAAGCGGATTAACACTTAATCAATGTTATCAAAATTCGGTTCAAACAGAATGGTACATTGATTTAAGAATTAATAATCAAATTTTAATTCAAAATACTTTTTATAGTGGATATGGATATACTGATGTCCCCACCGAATTACAATGGAGAAATAGTTTAATATATTATTTACCAATTTTATATGATTATGGATACACTTATTATTTAAATGGCAATAATTTAACAATAACTAATTTAGGGTGTAATTCTGAAAATTTGCAAGATACCGTATTTTTAAACGTCGGAATAAATATTAATATAAAGTGTAGTAGTTAATGTCAACTTTTAATTATAATATAGCAGTCACTGGAGATTGTTCAAATACGAACTCAGGGTCTATCAGTTTGAGTCTTAGCGGTGGTACACCACCATACACGGTACAATGGTTAAGCCCTATTTTATCGCCAGACATTGTCACTACCGAGCCAGCAATAAAAACAGGATTAAGTGCCACAACATATTCGGTAAGAGCTATTGATAGTTCACTACCAACCAATAATGAATTTTATATTAACATACCAATATCAAGTGGGGTATGTGCAAGTGTTCTCGGTGTTATGGGAACAACGTGTTCTCAAAATAATGGATTTGTAAGTGGAACATCCACATCAGATTATTCCTCAACTGAATTTTATCTTTTTCATGGTGATGGAGTATTTTCACAATCGGCGATAACATCTCAATCAACAGTTGTGTTTGGAAGTTTAACTGCGGGAACTTATTATATTAAAGCTGTTGACTTGGGTGGGTGTACAGGACAAACCCCAACTTTTATTGTTGAAGATTCGGATACTTTAGATTATGGTTTATATGTGGTTCCAAATTCATCGTGTGGAGGAACTGGTATGGGTAAAATTATGGTTACGGGAGTAACAGGTACTCCACCATACACATATCTTTGGAATACAACTAACACAGGGTCAACTGTCACCGGATTAACAGCAGGAATTTATTCTGTTAGTGTTACAGATTATTATGGGTGTGTTAAAACAAAAAGTGAGACAATTGTAAATGTCCCACCAATTGGATTAGGTACATTTACCTCAACACCCCCAACTTGTTTTTCTTCCGATGGTTCAATAACGATTCAAATTACAGGAGGAACCGCGCCATATTATTATTCTGCATCTACAGGAGAGGTATTAATTCAATATCCAAAATCATTTACAATATCTGGATTATCCTCAGGAAATTATTCCTTCCAAGTAACCGACGCGGCATTATGTACTATGTTCGCGGGAACAACATTAACTCCACCAAATGGTATAACCTCGGTTAACATTAATACACAAGGCTCAACATGTTCAAGTAATGGAGGGTCAATCACCGTTTTAGTTAATGGAGGAGCTTCCCCATACATTTATACGTTAATATATCCAAATGGAAACGTCTTAAATGTTAGTAATAATCAAACAGCTCAATTATTTTCTAATTTATATTCAGGAACGTATAGTGTAGCAGTTCAAGATGCTTCAGGATGTTATTACTTAGATGAGGTTACATTATATGCTACTGATACATTTACAATATCAACAAATACTACAGGAACCACATGTAATAATACAAATGGTTATATTTCGGTTATTAAAAGTGAAGGAGGGGCAACTCCATTTGATTATTCATTAGACGGTTTAGTTAATATAAATAATAGTACTTTATCTGCGATTACATTTAATAATGTTTCTTCGGGACAACATACAATTACTGTTACGGATAATACAGGATGTACTCAAACAACTCAAGTTTATGTTAATAGTAGTATACCACTTGATTATAGTTTATATAGTACTTCTTGTGGTACAGGTTCTGAAGGTACTTTAACCGCATTTATTTCATCAGGAACTCCACCATTTATATTTGATTGGTCTAATAATGTGCCCAATAATCCGCAACAAATTACTGTTCAAGGGTTAACAGGAGGAACATATAACTTAACCGTAATTGATGATAATGGATGTTCGTTATCAAGAACCGCAGAAATTACTTGTGATGCTTCATATGTT